TCGCCTGTATTATCGGCTGACCGATACATGCGGACGTAGAAAAGCGCGTGTTCAAGGCAGCATAGCGCGCTGTTGGCAGTGTCGAGTCGATAGGATGCCTCTCTGAGCATAGGCGATTGCATCATGTCCGACAGGCTTTCGAGCGTCGTTATAAGCTCACTGAGCGGGATGTTGCGGCTCATGGCAGTTTCTCATCATCAGGGTTGCCTTCGAACGTCGGACACAACTTGTCGCCCTGCTCGCGCTCGATGATCAGTTCAAGGATTTGATGGCCGTCCGCGTCCGTGATGGAGCAGATATGCTTGTCCTCGTCGTAAATTGAGAGCGGTTTGACGCCCTGAGTTTCGCATTCACCAGTGATGATTGCATTGAACAGATCGACAATCGTCTGGGCGTTGGTTTTGGACTGAATGGTTAGTTTCATTGGTTTCTGTTGTTTTACCGTGCGGTGAAAGTGGGCTTTTCAGTGAATTCATCCATCGAGCGGAGCTTTCGCATGACCCGTTTTCCATACGCGCGCGTGGAGGATCTTTTAAGGGCTTTTGGCCCACCTTGCCAGAGTCTTGCGAGACTTTCGTCGCTGAGATTGCGTCCGTAATGCGCGAAGTAGCTTTCAGCGATGAAGATCGAGATGGCGCGGTTGGTTACCTGTTGGTGCGCGTAGTGCGTCCCCATGATTCGATTCACATCGCGGACCATGATCGATTTGATTTGAAGCGCGCCAAGCTCGCCATGACGGCCACGGGCATGATCGTTTCCGTTGGATTCGACCTGAATCAGAGCGGATAAAAGGAGGGGGTGCATGATCAGATTCCCCTCGCTTTCCTGATTACCTCGCGCGCGTAGTCTAAATCCTCGTCGTCGGCCATTGGGTGAACCAGGCGTTCAAGCGCGAGAAGCATTTGAGGCGCGAGGGAAATCAGGCGAGCGTTGGCAAGCTTCTCAGGCTCCGGCGTTTCCGCGTTCGCGTGATGATTCATTGCGTAGCATATCAGCGCATCACCTGCGCGGACATTCGGTCCGGTTTGACGCCAAGGGCCGGGGGTGAATTGGGTTTTCATAGGCTTTCAGGCGTTGACACTGTATTCCGACGCGAAACGAAGACCTTCGGCGCGGCCTGATTCGCCGCCGCCTAGTTCTAGGCTCTCTGTCAGCGAATCGGGAGCTTGACGGCTCCAGGCGTTCCAGTGTTCGCGCGCGTCGCAATGCGGGATGCCGCAGTCGCGGTGCAGGACATGCGCGAAGGCCGAGAAAAAGTCGTCGCGGACCTCGCTGACCTGATCGTCCATTCCGATTTCGCGCATCAAGTCCGCTTCAAGGCGCGTCAGGCGCATGTTGGGGAGAATGCGTTCCACTACAAATACCTGCGCGTCGGCCCAGAGTTCCGGTCCGGCATTGCTGCGGACGTAAAGGCTGAGGTCGTCGAACAGATAGAAGCGAGTTGCGTCCGGGCGAGGATCGTCCTGAAATGCTTCGCGCAGATTGTCCGCGAAATGTTCGAAAGAGGTTTCGACCAATTGCTGCTCATCCTCCGTCAGGCGCGCGTCCATGCGGTAGTTATGGTGCAGGTACGCGCGGACGGATTGCGGCAGATCATGCGCGTCAAATGCGCGGACAGCAGGGTCGAAGAATTGGATTTCGTGAATGACTTGGTGAATGGTTTTCATGCTTTGGATTGGTTGCGGATAGATTGGCCTACCCTTTCGCACCACGCTTTCGCATGGCGCGCGGAGGATGGGTCAAAGTTCAGACAGTGAAGACGTGAGCGCAGGAACCGTCAGGTAGAGAGCCAGTTGCGAAAGAGCGGTTCCAAGGATTCGATTCAATCGGGGTTTGATAGGACTTGAAATCCTCCGCGCAGAAACGCGCAACGAGTTTTCGAACCGCTTCCCGGTGGCATTCGTCGCCCGATAATTCGTGAGGATACGGGATTGTCACGGAGCCACGTTCACACGCGGCCTTGATGCGTGAACCGCGTGAATTGGTGGCGGGTAGATACTTTGAGTGGATTGCTTGCATGGATTTTGTGCTTTTGATTCGGGAACCGGAATTGATTCGCCGCCACGCTCCACGGTTTCCCATGAAGCGGCGCGGGGAATCAATGGCGAACTCGGATTCCTGCGGCGCGCATAGCTTTCCGCCAGTACTTGTCACGCGACGGCGGATTTGAATTATCGTAATGAAGGGATTCGGTCCTGTTCGAACAGTCGCGGAAGTTCTCTTCAGGATAGGACGAAAGCCAATCCCATCGGGAACCGTCGCAGGGATAGGACGAAGGGACGGGATGCTCGCGCATAATGGATACCAGTTCGCGGAAAGTCACGGCTTCGCCTTCAGATAGGAAACCGGATTCTGCGGCTTCGCCTTCCTCTGCGGATTCTGGCGTGACAATTTCATAGCTGCGGGAGATTAGGATCATGGGATTTGATGCGTTGAAATTATCGGGCGGCGAGCATGGCGGACGTTTCGACTTCATGGGCCGATAGGATAAATCCTTTGCCCGTCGGAACCGTAAGGTATTCGCCGCTTGTCAATTCAGCATGGCATTGACCACGCTCGATTGAACCGTAAAGCTTCACGATTGGTTCCGGGGAATCGCCGGAAACGTAGTGCGCGGATTCATTGGCGCGGGGATAGGTGCGACGGACTTTTGATTGTGGCGCAAGGTAAAGTATGGGTTTCATGGGATTTGATTTGATTTATTCGGCTTTAATTCGCCGCCATTCCCTACCGTCGCCGATAGGGAAGCGCGGGGAATCAGAACTTCTCGATTTTGTAGAGAGCGGATTCAATGTCACGCCGGAGGCCGGAACGAATCGAATCAGCCAGTTTCAATGCGGAATCCATAATTCGTTCCGCCTCGTTGCGCGCATCTAAGATAATCTTGTCACGCTCACGCATGGCATCGGCGCGCATTTCCGCGCAACGGCGCGCGCAATCCTGAATCGATGCGGAAGCTAGGATTCCAGGCGCGAAGTCTGAGCGAATGTCTGATTCGATGAATGGGATTTGTTCGTGCAACCATGCCCCGCAGTAACTGTTGGAGCCGAGACTATCGGCGGCGGCGATAAGGATTTGAATCTCTTCGGATTTGTTCATGGGATTTGATTTGATTGAGTTTGAATGCTGAATTCTGGTTTCCATTTCAGAAAACCAGTGGTTCAGGATTCAGACCAATTCGGCGTAGGAATAGGATTTCAAGTCCTCTCGAATCGAATCGGCAATCCCTGATTCGAATGCCTCCCAAAGGGATTCAGAATCGTCGGACTCGTTGAGTTCATGGGCGGTAAATTCGAATGGGGAATAGTCTCGGGAATTTGATTCGGCGGCGAAACAAAGCAATTCATGGTACTCGGCGATATTTTCCGGCGTGACGGTTTTCCCGAGTCCAATCCAATCGATCGATCGATCGATGGCGTCGCCGATTGATGGGACATTATGGCAAGCGATTCCATGGCCGTGATTCCAGCCTAGGCGATAGGCACGCTCTAAGGTTGAATCGGAGGCGAATGCGGCGGGGATAGTTTCGGGATAGTTCATGGGATTTGTTTAGTGGTTTGGAGTGAGGTTGAGAACGGATTCGGCGATGCCGATTGCAAGGATTGAAAGGATAATGAAGGCGGCGATGGCGATGCGTTTCAAGGTGATGCGTTTCATCTAGGGACAGTGTGGGGTGGACGGAAAAGGAAGTCAAAAGAAAAGTAAAAATATTTTTGAGAGAGAGTGAAAAGGGTCGGTTTCATTGGGGAAAACGAGGGGAAAATTTTTGAGAGCGTTTACCTGGCGAAGTGAAAAATCCCATTTTTGAGGGGTGGAAAACGGGGGAATCACAAGCCGGACGTTGAAAGCCGCAACCAAAGCCGCTATGCGTCATGCATGGCGAAGCCAAGCGAAGTGTGGGACGAAGTTAAGGCCCGATACCTATCGGGAGAGGAGTTGTCGACGATTGCAAGCGATTTGAAGCTATGCGTTGAAACGGTGCAAACCAAAGCAAGCCGGACGGGATTGACGAAGTTAAGGAAGCAAATGCAAACGGTTTGCATTGAAAAGAAAACCCAAAGCCTAGAAACGCTATCGGCTTTGGTCCGGTCAAAGCTCGCAGCAGATGCCGCATCGACGCTTGAACGCATAGACAGCTACGCATTGGACGGAATCAAAGATGAAAGCGTGAGAGAGACGATCCTAGGCAGCGTGGCGAAGCGCAGCGCGCTTGTGTTCGGCTGGTCGGAAGCTGGCGAGAGTGCGTCCGTCTCAATCAATTTACTCGGTCAAATGCCGGATCGGTCATTCGAAGTGAACGTGACGAACGAATCCGAAACAAAGTAAATATAACACACCTTGTGCATCGCAGGGAAAGTGATAGTCTGCATTAGATTTGCTAATGACAGAAAAGGATTGTTTTCCTATGGGGAATAGGCGATGGGGACTGGCAGGGTACAGCCCCCTTTTGGGGGTGGGCTTCGTTTACGATACCCCCCTCAAAAATTTTCCGCTTTTTTGACCATGTTAAACAAAATCAAAATTGGTCAAAGTATTTCTCTCTCAACAGCGGAGCGTAAGCTCGCCCATTTCGTAGCCAAGAATCGAAATGGTAAGAATCGATATTTCAACGTGGTGAACCTAAAAATCAGTGCGGAAGATCCGCATACGGTCGATCTTGAGGGAATCTGCGGCGAGCTGGCTTTCTGCAAGCTGTTCAATGTTTATCCTGATCTGGATACGGATCGTAATCCTCCGCATCCGCTCTATGACGCGATTGTCCCGCCACCACCGGGATTTTGCATCGATGTTAAAACGACCAAGTATGACAATGGAAAGCTATTGGTCGATGCGCGCAAAGGATCGAAAACCGACGGAGTGGACTTCTACGCTCTGATGACAGGAGCTTTTCCAGGTCCGTACACATTCCGTGGAGTCATCGCGAAGGAGCATATCATCCAACCTCATAAACTTGGCCTACTCTGTGGATACAAGAGCTACATGGCGGAGCAGTCGGAGCTGACCGATGAGTTTACTAATTGTGATTGACACTTTAGTCGCCCTTGTGCGTCAGTGCGCGTAACGACCTTAAGCAATGCGGAGGCTTGGTCAGCCATCGCAAAACCGTCTAAGCGGCAATGACACTCCGCGTGTAGCAGGTTGGATAATCAGCCACCGTGTGGTGGATAGATGGCCAACCATAACGCAGATAACGTCGGTTTAATTTCATAATCTCATGGCTTGTCCTAATGTCTTCAACGCCTTCGCGGTGGCTACTGAGTCGCTCGCTCAGGACGTTTACAAACGCGCCTCGTACCGCTCGATGTGGCTCAACATGATTGAGCGCGGCGAGTATCCTCAGGGTACTGGTCTGACCCAGACCTCGTTCACCACCACCTCCATCGAGCCGACTGCGGCTGAGGAGTGGTCGGCCATCACGCTCGCCAGCGGTAATCCTGGTGATAACGGTGGCGCTTGCGATGTCACCTACAATGACGTTCCGGTCGGCTACAATGCCGTCACCTGGAGTCCTGAGCGTTTCGCCCTCAAAGGTCCGCTCTTGTGTAAGGACGATCTGACCTTCGACCATCGCGTCGAGGCGTTCTTGCGCGTGTACCTTGAGAAGCTCTCCATCCGCGCTCAGCGTTCTTGGGAAACCCGTTACCAGAACATGTTCGCCAAGTACGCCATCAAGGCTGTGGCCGACTCGTCCTTCACTCAGGTTGAGACGATTCCGTCTGGCGTGAATGAGTTGCCCTGGATTCAGACCGGCTCCGCTGGTCAGGCGCTCAATCAGTCCACCTCCGAGCTGACTCAGGAGATGCTCGATGTGGCTGCTGCCACGCTGATCCGCAACGGCGCTACCAATCCTGATAGCTCTGGCTTCATCAGCTACAGCAGCGACGGCCCGGTGTTCCCGCTCTACATCGGCTTGGAGGCTTCGCAGCGCATCGCTCAGAACAACCCCGCGTTCCGTGAGGATCTGCGTCAGGCTGATATGGGCAGCGGCAGCGGCGCTGAGTTGCTCAAGCGCATTGGCGCGAATCGGGTGATTAAGAACTTCCGGCATGTGCCGAATCTGTTCCCGCCCCGCTACACCTACGCTGGTGGCAAGTACACGCTGGTTCAGCCGTTTACCAGCGCCAATGGCACGAAGGGTACGGTGTTCAGCGTCAACTCAAGCTGGGTGACTGCTCCGTTCGAGGCCGCGTTCATCGTCACCCCGTATGTGTTCAAGTCGCACATTGTGCGTCCTGTGAACCGTGTTGGTGATTTGAGCTGGATGCCGACCAACTACATGGGCGAGTGGCAGTGGGTGACTGGCGCGTACAAGCTCGATGTGGATTGCGCCGATCCTCTGGAGAAGAAGGGTCAGCACTATGCTGAGTTCATTCATGCTCCCGAGCCAATCTTCACTAACCAGGGCATGACGATTATCTTCCGTCGTTGCACAGGCGCTTTGACCCAGATCATTTGCAGCTAACGCTGCAAACGCTCACGCTTCGCGGATCATCTGACGCTAAGCATTCAAAAGACCCGCAGGCGTGAAAATGCTTGCGGGTTTTTTCTTTTCGGCGATTGTGGCCACCGGATTATCTCATAGGTTGTTTGTCTCACAGCTCCGTTGTTGGAGCAGCCCCTCATCGGCCCGAAAGGCTGGTGGGGGGTTTTTGATTGACATACATGCCATGAGTCTGATGCTCGCTTCATGCC